ATTTTCAGATCAAACTGGACAACGTAAAAGTAATAGTGAGTTTGCTTTGTTTAGCACAGCTATAACTCAACAACCAAATGCGTTACTTATCAGAGCCTTAAAACATGCAGGAGACGGTAAGTTTTTTAGGGTTGTAGAAAGAGTAGGTTTGGATAATCTTACCAAAGAAAGACAACTTATAAGATCAGCAAGAGAACAATCGACTGATGAAGAAGTTAAAAAACAAGCACTTAGACCTTTATTATTTGCAGGTATATTAATTGAAGGTGCTGTAATATCTTATGAAACAAATTTAGAAAGTGGTGGTGCAGGAGCCAGGTATTTAGGAATAGGCAAAAGCGTTATGTATAGAGAGGACAACATAACGATAAGTATGCGTATGGTATCAGTAGCCACAGGAGAAGTGTTGTTAGAGGTGTTAAGTCAAAAAACAATATTTAGTTATGGCAAATCTGAAGATGTATTTAGATTTGTTGAAGCTGAAAGCGAGCTAGTAGAAATAGAACTAGGCAACGCAAGAAATGAGTCATCAACCATAGCTTTGATGAAAGCTATAGAAGGAGGTGTGCTAGAAATCATTAACACTGGTTATGATCGTGGTTTCTGGGTTTTACAAAATGATAACCAAGGAGTAGAATTAAATAATGAAAATAAAGAAATTGACGTGCCTGATTGTGATGATGAGTGCGTTGACAACATACGCGGCTGATAACGAAATATACGTAGATCAATCTGGTACTGGAGCTAATATAGACTTAGAGCAACTAGGTATTTCTAATATTATAGGCGGATTAAACTCAACTGCTGGTAGTCTGAATCCTTTTGATTTAGATGGTAACAGTATGACACTTGATATAAACATGATAGGTGCAACTAACAAGTTTCTTGGCGATATATTTGCTGATAACTTTACTGGCTTTTATGAGTTTGATGGCGGTACTAATTCATTTACTATTCAAGTTGACCCTACAGATACTTATAGTGCTGATGGATCCAACCAAAATGTAGATGTTACAGGAAGCGGTAATACATTTACTTTAAATCAAGGTACTACAGCATTAGCAGCTTCTCTTGACTTAGATTGGATAATTAACGGTTCAAATAACACAGTAACATCGAATATCAATATAGATGGTGCTACTAATTATATGGATATAGATGGTTCTGATAATACAGTCACTTATACAGGTACAGGAGTTACAGCGTCAGCAGGTGGATATTTCTATCTTGATCATACAGGAGGCTCAAGAACATTTAATATTCAACAACTAAGCACCCAAGATAATGACTGGCTTAAGATTATATCCGTTTCTGGCACTGCTGCTTCTACCGTTTGTGTTGTTCAAAACGACCAAGGTACAAGCACAAGCTGTTAATATTGGAGACATATCTGAATTAAACGGTACTGCTCAAATTGTCAGAGACAAACCTTATGATGCAGATTTACAGTTTGCTATTCAAAGCAATGATGAGGCTATAACTAAAAATGGCCGTATGGCTATTACTTTTCTTGATAATTCTACTGTAAAACTTACAGAACATAGTCAGTTACTTATAGACGAGTACATATATGATCCAGACCCAAGCAAAGCAAAAATGGCTCTTACCTTTGGACTTGGCACAGCTAGGTTTATTACAGGTAATCTAAACCGTATTGATAAACAAAACATAACTCTTAAAACACCAACAGCTAACATAGCAATACGTGGGACTGATTTTACAGCTACAGTTGATGAACTGGGACGTAGCCTTATAATTTTACTACCAGACGCTCTAGGACTCTCTAGTGGCGAAATAGAGGTGGTTACAGCTATGGGCACGGTAATACTAAACAAGCCCTACGAAGCCACTACAGTGAACGTATTTGAGTCTGCACCAACTAAACCTGTTATTTTAGACTTAACACTGGATGTAATAGATAACATGCTTATTGTTACACCTCCTAAAGAAGAAGTATTAGTAGAAGAAGAAACTACTACCACGAAAGCGGATAGTGTATTAGATTTTAATGACCTTGACATAGATTATCTTGCAGAGGATTATTTAAAAGAAGATAGTCTTGAGTTTACAGAATTAGATATAAATTATTTAGATGTTAATTATCTTGAAGATTTGCTTAATGTATTGGATGCATTAGCAATAGACGAAGATGAAGATGTGTTGGCACAGGCCACTAGCACACAAATAGCAGGAACTTTGCTAGGTAAAGACCCAGATACACAAATAACAGCCTTAATTACAGGAAATGTAGTAAGTTTGCGAAGACAGGTCAATGAAAGCGTAAGACTTGATTTAAATGGTAGTAATGCCTATACAGTTATTTTGATTCAAGATGGCGTATCTAATATAATAAAAATTAATGGAGGGAGCGACAGTGTTATTACTATCACTCAAAGTGATTAAATGAAACGACTATTATTACCAATACTTATAATACTAGCTTTGCCATTATTGTTTCAAAGCACACCTACTGAAATATTAAAACTAAAAATATTTGACGCTTTTATACAAACACCAGAAGAATCAGGAAACTTTACAATACTTAATATAACCGAAGAAGATGTAGAGCTAGAGGGTGGTTGGCCCTTACCCAGACAAAGATTAGCCGAAATACAAATGCAAATATTAGGTAAAGGTGCAGTAGGTGTTGGCTGGGTTATATCTTTTCCACAAGCAGACAGAATGGGTGGAGATGAAGACTTTGCTAGATCTTTAGGATACGCACCATCTGTAATAGCTATGTTTGAAGATGGCAAAGGTAATTACCCCGCATCTCCTGGAACCGTTGTACTTGGAGATAATAATGGTGGTATAATAAGCACGGGAGTTAAGCAAAACCTACTTCTCTTATCCAATCACACACTTCAAGGTCTAGCGATTGCTCCCACCGATGTAGATCAACTTGTAAGAAGAATACCTCTTTTAGTAAAAACTCCTGAAAATGAATGGATACCTAGTTTTGGCACACAAATATATAAAGCTTTATTTAATGTAAAAACATATATTATAAAAACTAATGATAATGGTATATCAGAAATATCAATAAGAGGAATACCACCAGTTAAAACAGACAGCTTTGGCCGTAAATGGATTAGTTGGGTAGATACACCACAAACAGACTTACAAGAAATGGAAGTCAATGGCAAGTTTGTATTTATAGGTGTAACTGCAAATGGAGTAATGCCACAAGTAGCAACACCTGTAGGCTTACTAGAGCCACATAAAATACAAGCAGCACTTGCCGAGTCAATATTAATACAAGATAGTCCTTATATTCCTGACTGGTCATTAGCTGCTGAACTAATGATGCTTATTATTTTTGTAAGTTTAGTTTGGTTTGCACTTCATTATTTTGGTATTACTTGGGGTATTACTGTTGCAACTATGTTAATGGTTACTACAGGTGGTTTGGGATATTACTTTATAAGCAAAGGTTTGTTAGTAGATGTATCTTGGACACTTATATCAGAGTTTATTTCAGGATCTATAGGTTTTTATTTAAGGTTTAGACAACAATATAAATTACGTCAACAGATTAAAAAACAATTTGAACATTATCTTGATCCACGCCAAGTCAAAAAATTACAAGATAATCCTAGTTCTTTGGTGCTAGGAGGAGAACGTAGATATTGCACGTTTTTATTCACTGATGTAAGAGGATTTACCGCAATGTCTGAAAAGTTAGAACCTGAAGAAGTAACACAAATCATGAACAAGGCTCTTACTATACAAGCTAATGCGGTAAAAAAATATGGAGGCATGGTTGATAAATACATTGGTGATGCAATGATGGCAATATTTAATGCACCAATAGATTTACCAAATCATGAAACTTTAGCGGTTCTTTGTGCTGAAGAAATACAACAAAATATAAAAGATGCTAATTTAAACGTTGAAATTGGTGTTGGAGTAAACTCAGGCAATGCATTGTTAGGGAACTGTGGGTCTGAAGATAGGTTTGATTATACTGCTATAGGTGATGCTGTTAATTTAGCTGCAAGACTTGAAAGCTCCACAAAGGATGTTGGAGAAGATATTGTTATAGGTTATGATACCATTAGTGCAAGTAACTTTAGTAATGAACTAGTGCTAAAAGAACTTAACAGTATTTTTGTAAAAGGCAAAAAAAAGCCAATTAAAATATATACATTACAAAATGGTTAATAAAAAAATGACAGTAAATGATGTA